CTACTATACTGTGTATATGTAGTAGTGACTGATTGTTAACAGATATATAGTTTGTTTCTTCCTGTAAGGACACCTCCATTTTATTTACCATCCTGCTTTGAATGTTAACATCCTGCTATGAAAGAAAGAATAATAGTGCGAGCGAAGCGAGACATTGAGAATGAATGACTTTTATTTTCCATCATCCTGTACCGTCATGCATTGTTTTAGCGGGGTGGGGGGTCATAAAAAGGATGAGGAGGCGAGTATAGTCGTCCCATCTCTCTACACGGTGTGAAAATAAGTGTTAAGTAACTGAAACACAATATTAAATATTTTAAGAAAAGATTTGCAAGTTAGGAAAATAGGCATTAGATTCAGTAATAATCTAACAACAGCTTTAACTTTGATATGCCGAAGCGACCCAGAGTTTGGATAGAGCAAGCCAACGAACAAGGTGAGATATTCACGGACAGCTATTTACATCCAGAATGCGAATATATCAGACAATGGGAGAGCCGTGCAGTATGGTTAAAGGAAATCACGGACAAACAAGCAGATAAGGAATAACATGGCACACAAGGGAGAAGATGAGAACGGCAGTCATTACAGTAGTAGTGGAGCAACGAAGAATATTTACAGTAAGAAGAAGCGAACATCATTTGTAAATGAGAACGATTGGTGGTCTAAGTTAGCAGAGGGATTCAAGTATTTAAAGAGGGGAGGTTCTTACAGTCCTCAGAAGATGGTGAGGCGTATGGAGTTCCGGGAGGGGTTGTCTAGTCCAAAGAAAGAGAACAAGGTATTCAGCAAAGCAGAGTTATCTTCCAATACAATGACACAACCATTTAGAGGCCCCGGTCTTTTATCCAGAGTTGAAATTGGAGGAAAGGCATGGGAGAAAGAGAGACAAGGTCATTTTGCTGAAGCAATGCAAGATCCTTGGAATGCAAGAAAGAAAAAGGAATCTGTAAAGAGCGAAGCAGAAATGCGAGCAAACCAGAACAGGGTTATAGGATCAGATGCACAATGGAAGAAGCTACGTCAGGAACATTGGAACGTATTTAAAGATCCAAACAAGCCAAAGGATTACTGGGAGAAGAAACGAAGATCCGACAGGGAATCAGGATATGGAAGCAACTGACAAGTTCATAGATTCATTTGTTGAGACAGGCGATTACCTAGTTTCAATGAGGGAGGCAGGATTTAAGGAGAAAAACCCATATAAGCTGAAGTTACAGGGTAAGGCACTTGTCATTGAGAACAAGGATGAGATTGACAGGAAGTTTTATCAGCGTTTAAGGGAAGGTGGGCCTAGAGCATTGACAGTTATTGAGAGATTGATGGATAGCGACAGCGATACTGTGAAGCTCAATGCGGCAAAGGAAATCTTAGACAGGGGTGGATACAAGGCATTCAATGATATTGATCCCACACGGACTGTAGAGGAGCTTAACGCACAATTAGTTGCACTTGTCGGAGATGATGGTGCCAAAATGCTTGTAGCGGCTTTCAGGAGCAGGAAAGTCATATCAGGCCCAACAATCAATTAGGATATAACATGGCAAAAATGTGGAATAAGTGGAGTCGTAGTGGAACTGAAATGGGATCATCCACGTCTCGTATGATAGAGAAGTTGGCTGGATCTGGAGGAGGCAGTAAAGGAAAGATAAAATTTAAACCTCTTGGTAAAAGTTCACAGAATATATCGGGTGAAACACAGTCGTCCTTTGAAGGAGGAAGCACAAAAGCATCAGAAGGAGTTTTAAGTGACAAACAGAGAATAAGTTTCTTATTAAAACATAATCTTAATAAACTTCTTAGCTTGTTCGCAGTTGGTGGTGCAACCAAAGCTCTTAACAAGCGCAAGGAAGATAAAAAGAAGAGAGTTGGTAGAACAATCTTAACTGAATATTAAGATACTTTAGTTATGGCTAAGAAAGTTAAAATCAGAGTTATATCTGGTGGTCAGATCGGTGCAGATAAGATAGGATTGGAGGAAGCCAAAAAACTAGGTTTCCAAACAGGCGGTACAGCACCAAAGAAATACCAGACATCAAGAGGATCTGATTTATCATTAAAAGATTATGGCGTATCAGAAATATCAGATGCAGATACGACTTCTTATCAAGGTCGAGAAAGAACATATGGACCTCGTACAGAACAAAACGTATTAAAATCCGATGTTACACTTATTTATACTGTTGAAGGTAAAGAAGATTCTCCCGGTTCACGTTTAACAAGAAATCTAGCCAAAAAACACAATAAACCCTTCCTTCAAAATCCCACACCTAGTCAAGTATCCAACTTAGTTTCAGGATTAGGTAAAGAAGATGTTACTATTAACGTAGCTGGCAATAGAGAATTTACTAACCGCAAAGCAATATCCCAAGGTTTACAAGCGGCATCAAATCCTACTCGTAATATGCCTAAGAACCTCAGTAAAGCAATACAATCCAGAGTATCTAATCAATCTTCATCCTCTAGTCCTCCTAGCAACGCAAAAACAATATATTTCCAAGGGCCATCTTCAGGAATATCTGATCCAAAGGCGTTTAAAAGAGCCTTGACTAAGAGATATAGCCAAGCAAGGAAAAGACATGGTGATGTCCAAGTTCAATTTCGTGGTTCAAGGACTTCACAGGCAGATCAGTTGATTAGTGAGTGGGCAAGTGAAGGATTTACGAAATATCTTCCTCCTAGCAGAGATCCTAAGAAACTTCAAACTGTAAGTAGAGGACATTTATTCAGAACAAATAAGAAAGGATTACCCATAAGGAAAAAAGAACCTATTAATATCAGTAAGATAAATGCTCCCGGTGAATCTGTTGAGAAAATATCATTTAGTAGTAAAGGAAAAATAGTATATCCGGGTAAGGCTACAAAACAACATCATGAGAGATTTCTTGAACTAACAGGTTCTCCAAAACAGGGAGGATTAGGTCTTAAAAAAGGTTTTGAAGCATTTCTTGATGAACTTGAAGATATTGGTAGAGGTTCTACAAAACAAGCTCCAGATACTATCCGTACAATACAGCTAAAAGGTAAGAAAGTAACTAGGTTGCCAATAATAGGTGAGGGTCAGGGACAAGTTACTAAGGTAAAAGCTGATATTAAGTCAATGCTTGCAGGATTACAGGTTGCAGAAGACAAAGCCAAGTATTACTCTCTTGATCAACCCACTTTAGATAGAATTTCCAACCTGAAGAAAGATGTACCTTATCCTGTAAAATCAGGTGAGTACCTAAATATTTCTGAAGCAGATAGTCCTGATCTTCAATTTATTGAAACAGAAGATGATCCTAATTTCGGACCAGAAAACCTAAATAAGCAATATAAAGGTAAGGGGCCGTTCCACTTTGGTAAATTCGGTCTAAAAGCAGTATTAAGTAAATCGGATGAATTAAAACCTGAGTTAAAAGATTATACTGATGACGATAAAAAAATTCGCCATTTAAGTAAAGTAGATGAAGAATCCATGTCTCAGGAAGATAAGGCTATTAAGAAAGAAAATAAGCAATTAGGAAAACTGACAAAAATTGTTAAAGGATCACGGCAATGGAAAAAATGGACTAAAGCACCAGCATCCAGAAGAATCCTCTTAAATATAATCGGAGATGTATTCAAAAATAAGACTGATACAGTATTACCATCAGAAAAAGTTATAAGAGGGCCACATCTTAAAGGAAAGTTAATAAGTGCCGATAAAGTTCATTGGACTGAAAAACAATATATTGGAAGAGATAGAAATCCTGAACTGAAGATTCGTAAGGAAATGTCAGATGAAAAAAAGTTAGCAAAACAGAAAAGAATTGGTAAAAAAGTCTCTATGTTAAGAACATCAGGAGATCGTTCATTAGCTGGTATAAAGTCTTACATAGCACAAAATATTGCACCAGATAAAACTCTCTCAACATCAGGAGGAGTAGTTGGTACACGATGGTATCCGGGTAAAGGTATAAAATTACCTGAAAAGACTTTTCCTAAGAAACCTCATACACCGGGGCTTAAAGTAGATGCACCGATAGATGCTCGACCTAAAATAAAAATCAGGAAAGTAACTACTGCAATGCAAAAATACCATAAACCAGTAAGTAAAGAAGCTGGTATTAAGGCTATAGAAGATAAATTGAAGGTAAAAGCAAAGAAAAAGGCATTGCCAGTTAATAAAGAATTAACATCCAACGTAACTAAGGAACTTCAGAAGCAATTCCATGGAAAAGATAAACCTCGCTACAAGACTACAGTAGGGAAAGGATTGAAGTTCACTAGGGGAATAGGTGCATTCAGTTTATTCTCAAGTATATTTGGAGTAGCTAGAGCAAGAAAAGAAGCTAAACAGGAGTTTGGAAAAATAGGAATAAAGCGAGATCCAACTGCACTAGAAACCCTTTCGTTTACTTTGCCTAAATTTGCAAGACCTAAACTATATAGAAAAATACCTGATGCATGACAGATAAAACTGAAAAAGCAATTGAAATTGCAGAACAAATTTCAGATATTTATGAAACGAATCGGCTTCTGGAATATGAACCATATGATTACCAGAAGCGGTTCCATGATGCAAAGGACATGACAGGTCGCCTTGCTAGGCAACGTCTATTGATGGCGGCAAATAAAACTGGCAAGACATTTTGCGGTGCATCCGAGATGGCATTTCACTTAACTGGACGATACCCTAAATGGTGGACAGGAGCAAAGTTTAACAGACCTATAACTGCATGGGCGGCTGGTAACACAACTGCAAATACTAGGGACATTGTACAGGCAGAGTTGCTTGGTGAACCCGGAGATGAGGAAGAATTCGGCAAGGGTGCAATACCAAAACAGTATATTTCTGGTACTCCACTAAGAATGCCCGGTGTTCCAAATGCATACCAGAGTTTGAAGGTAAAGCATGTATCAGGCAGGAACTCCAAGTTGATCTTTAAGTCCTATGAGCAGGGAAAGATGCAATGGATGGGTAAGGCAGTAGATGTTACATGGCTCGATGAGGAACCTCCGCAGGATATATACTCTCAGGCATTAAGAGCCGCACTTAAAGGTGGAGGTATTGTCTATATGACATTCACTCCCGAAAGTGGAATGACTGAAGTTGTAACTCAGTTTATGACAAAGCTCGGACAGTCACAGGCACTTTATCATGCAACATGGGATGATGCTATACATCTGGATGATGATGTAAAGGCAGAGATATTAGCCGCACTTCCTCCGCATGAAAGAGATATGCGTTCAAAAGGAATACCAGTTCTAGGTTCTGGACTTGTTTTTCCTGTAAATGAGGATGATCTTGAAGTCGAACCATTTCCATTGCCCCAATACTGGCCTCGCTTATGTGGATTGGATTTTGGATGGGATCACCCAACTGCCGCAGTCTGGATTGCATGGGACAGAGATACAGATACAGTTTATGTATATGACTGTTATCGTAAATCTGCAGAAACTCCTGTGGTACATTCTGCCGCAATTAAGGAAAGAGGCTCATGGGTTCCTGTAGTGTGGCCTCACGATGGTTCCCAACATGATAAAGGTTCAGGGAAGCCCTTGGCAGAACTTTATCGTAAGCAGGGCGTGAATATGGCTCACAAGCATTTTGAGAATCCTGAAGGTGGAATTGCACTTGAACCGGGAATTATGGATATGTTACAAAGAATGCAGACAGGTAGATTCAAGGTTTTTAATTATTTAAGGTTGTGGTTTGAAGAACTTAGGATGTATCATAGGAAAGATGGCAAGATCGTAAAGGTACATGATGACCTAATGAGTGCAACCAGATATGCATCTCAGTCCTTGCAGTTTGCTGGTCTTGATAAACCAAAGAAAAGACCTAGAAAAGCTATTAGCAACTACGATTACTATGATTCGTCTGAAAGGATCTACGCTTGATCATACAAGGATGTGATTACATGAATATGTATGCAGGAAGAGGTTGGAAAAAGATATTGAAAGAATACAAAGAAGATTGTATCTTGTTAAGAAAGAACCTATAACTCTCAATAAAAAACTACTATGAAAATCTATACAGAAGTAAACTATATCTGGAAAGATGACAAACTTGTCCAGACAGATTCAAAGTCATTTGACTATGAAGGTGAAGTGGCACAAGCTCATACAAAAAAAGGTGGCCCTTCGTGGGCTAGATTTAATGTACCGCATAATCATAAAATAGCAGAGGCAACAGGCATGACGAGTGAAACTGCGGACAAGGTATCAGACATATACGAAGGTAGTGATATAGAAAAAGGAATTACAAGTATTCAGGAAACTTATAAAGATTTTGAAGGTGGAGTAAAAAGTTTCATAAAAAGCGAAATACCATTCCACGACACTACAGATGATGAAACTGAGGATGGAACTATCTTAACAACTCCTGAAGAAAGAGAAGCAGTTTTACAACAGGGAAAAGTTGCTGAAGGTGGAAGAAAAAAGAAATATGGAAGACAATTTATGGCAGGAGATCCACTATCGGCTAGTATTTTAGCACCATAAATATTATAAGGAGATAATATGGCAGAAACTATACTTGCACCTACAAAAGGAACATATGTTCCTAGAAGACCAAGGGAATTAGATTATATGGACGAAGCAGGAAATATAGTAGAGCAAGAATCAGAAGAAGATTATAATGCCTTGTTTGGAATAACTGAAGAAAATCCACAAGGTGTAGGAATTGATGAAGGTAGACATAATCAAATTACACCTTTAGCTGATAAACCTAAAGCTACAGGTGGAAGTGGAGGAGTTGGTCAGATAGGAGGCAGGGAAGAAGAACAGGGTAGAAAACAAATGGTAGAAACCACACAAAAAGCTAGTCGTTTAAAAAAAGCCAGTATTTTAGATCCTAATCCTTATGGATAAATAATGGAAACACAGCAAAATCCTCTAGGCAGTATTCTTGATAAGCAACATGAGAAACTGAAGGGTAATCGCAGGAATTGGGAACGTGAATGGCAGGAAATGGCAGAATATGTGTTGCCGCATCGTGCTGATTTTACAACTACTCATTCTAAAGGTGCAGACAGGATGTATTCTGCATTTGAAGGATCTGCGATGCGCCTTCTTAAACGATTTGCTTCCAATATACATAATGTATTCACACCAATGGGTGCAGAATGGTTCAAGTTAACTTCTGGAATCACCCAATTGGATAAAGAACGTAATGTTGCATTATGGCTTGAAGAAGCAACCAAGATAATAAAACATCATGTATCACGACCAATCTCCAATTTCCAGAGTGCAATCTTTCAATACTACTTGGAAGCAGGGACTTTTGGAACTGGTATCATATTTGTTGAAGATGTTCCCGGTTTTGGTCCTCGTTTCCGCAATTTTCCTCTTTCGGATTGCATATTGGGTAGCGGAAGTGAAATGGAAGTTGACACAGTATTTAGAAACTATAAACAAACGTATAAAGACTTAATATCAAGATTTGATCCTCAAACTTTACCAGAAGATGTATTAAAAAATGCCCAAAGTGAGAAGATGCTTGATGAAGTCGATGTTGTTCATTGTGTTTATCCTGCATGGACAATGGCTCAGTATCTTCCTGACTTTAAAAAAGCATATGTATCAGTTCATTACCTGAAGGAGAAAAAACATATACTTGCAATTGGCGGTTATGATGAAATGCCTTATATCTGTGCAAGATGGGAACGATCAGATAGGGAAATCTATGGAAGAGGGCCAACTTGGGAAATAATGCCAGATATAAGGCTAATTACTGAAATTGATAAAACGTATTTAAAAGCAGTTCAGAAAGCGGTATCTCCGCCTCTCTTTGTACCGGATTCTGGACTCTTAGACCCCCTAGATACAACACCTGATGCGATAAATTATTATTCGGTAGGTCTAGGGGGCAAGGATATGATCTTTGAAGCTCCAACTAATGCAAGACCTGATTATGCAGAAAGATTAAGTGCAAAAAGTCTCTCAGCAATTCGGGAAGGATATTTCATGGATCTCTTGGAATTACCGGGACCAACTGCACCAGATGGTGATGTAATGCGCTTCTCTGCAACAGAAGTATCTGTAAGAATGAGACAGAGAATGCCTGTTCTTGGACCAATTCTTGCCAGACAGGAAGCAGAGTTTCTTGATCCTTTAATCAGGAGAACGGTAAATATATTGATGCGTTCCTATTTGTTGCCTGAGATGCCTGAAGAAATGGGTAATAACTACAGGATTGAGTACATGAACCCAGTTTCTATTGCAATGCGATCTGGAGAAATAAATTCAATGTCACAGTTATTTGAAATGATACTGCCTCTTGCTCAGATTGACCAGACTATACCAATGTACTTCAATACTCACCAGATACTTACAAATACTGCGGAAGTGCTTCAAGTACCAGTTTCTAATATCAGGTCAAAAGAAGAAGTTGATGCAATGGTTGCAGAACAACAAAGACAGAGAGCCGCACAGGAACAAATGCAACAAGCTCAAATTGCTGGTGAGGTTAATGAAAAGATGGCAAGAGCAGAATCACTTAGAGCAGAGGCGGCATAATGGGTGACATGGCTCCTTCTATTGTAAAAGGGAAATATGAAGATATTCCAGAGCATTACAAGAGAAGTAATTGGGTAAATAAAAAAGTATGGAAGAAAAAAACAAGACCTAAAGTATTTGCTAGATCACCATGGCAAGATGGTAAATTAAATGATCCTTATACTGGTAAAGAAATAAAAGGACCTAAAGTATTAGAACATACAGTTTCTAATAAAGAAGCACATGAATCTACTGCAGGAAGACCCGGAGGGATGTTGTCTGATGCAGAAAAACTGAGATTTGGGCATGATATTAAAAATCTAAAAGTTGTTTCTAAAAAAACTAATATAGAAAAAAGCTATTATGACATTGCTGGATGGCTACCAAAATTAAACAAATCGAATTTTGCGAAACATACTGAAACTATTAAGTTAAAACATAATTTAGCAATGGATCCAAAGGAAGCAACAAGATTTAAGGAAATAACTGGTAGAGAGACAACTACTAGAGTTGCACCTAAACTTAAAAATACATTCTTTTGTATGAGATGTCATGTAAAACACTCCATTGGTAATCATAACTGATGAATTGGTTTGACCGTGAATCAAATAATCGTAGAATATTTAAGGAATGTTTTTCAACAGAAGAAGGACAACAGGTACTAACTAAACTTGTACAGGATCACTTTGTTTTTAAGACTACACCAACTCCTGATCCGTATTTATCTGCATGGCAAGAGGGTCAGCGTAGTGTAATACTCAAGATACTGGAGATGGTGGACACCGATCTTAGGGTGCTTAGAACACGCTATGATCAACAAGAACTTGCCAGAATAAAACGGCAGGATAACCCTAGCAATAATTAAATATGTCAGAAGAAGCAATGGCTCCTGCAGAAGAAGCAGGGCAAGCTGAAAGTGGCGAATCTTCGGCTTTACAATTTAGTGCATCCACTATGCCAGAGGGCTTAAGGGATGAACCTAGTCTCCAGACTTTTGACTCAGTAGATAAACTCGCTAAGTCCTACGTCAATGCAGTCAAGAAGATTGGAGGAAACCCGGATAATCTCATCTCCCTTCCGCAAGAAGGAGAAAGTTGGGATAATCTATTTAACCAGATAGGTAGACCTGAAAAACCAGAAGGATATGATTTTGGTGATGATGAAGGTGTTCTCGATGATTTTCGGGAATTTGCACATCAGACAGGTCTTACACAGGATCAGGCTGAGAATATCTTAAATTTGTATGGAGATATACAGGAAGAAGAAAAAACTCAGCGTGCTAAAGAAATTGAAGATTTGGCATTAGATACTAAGATCAATCTTCAAAAAGAGTGGGGTAATAAATATGAAGGTAAAATTGATATGGCAACAAGAGCTTTCGCTCAATTTTCCTCACCCGAGTTAAAGTCAATTATGAATGAGACAGGTCTGGGCAATCATCCTGAAATGATCCGGGCTTTTTCACAAATTGGTGAATTACTTGGTGAAGACTCACTCGTTGTAGGTACAGGAATGGGTTCATCCCAGTTCTCACCTCAACAGGCGCGTGTAGAGATTCAGAATCTATATAGCGATAAGGAATTTTCGGAGGCTTATAGGGATAATAGAAATCCCGGACATAAATCTGCGATGAATAAAATGGATAAGTTATTCAAAACAGCATATCCAAGTCAAAAACGAGTACGATAATATCACACCTCCATGGTGGAGGTAATACCGAACATAAGATAATAGGCAGATAAGCATTTGCCCTGCCGAAAAGTCTGTTGTGACCCTTTATGGATAATCACTAGGTTATTGTGATCTAATTTTTTCATAATGGTAACAATATGGCTAATTTTTATGATATTGAAACGTCTTATGTACATCGGTATTCTTCTGATGTATTACATGCGCTTCAACAAAAAACATCCCGGTTACGGAATTTTGTAACCAATAAGCCAGACTGTCAAGGTGTTGCCGAGTTCATTGATAAGATCGGAACTAACGAAGCACTAGACAAAGTTGCACGTTTTGCAGATTCACCAGTACAAGCAATATCCCATCAACGTAGGAGAGTATCAGCACAACCTAAAAATGCTGGATTCTTTGTAGAAGGTTTTGACACTCGTAGAATGAACTATGATGTGTTCCAACCTTATGCAGAAGCTACGTCAATGGCTATGGCTCGTAAGATGGATACTGTAATCATTGATGCCGCATTTGGTTCTGCTTATGAATCAGATGGTGGTGTAATGGACGGTGCAACCGAAATAGTTTGGAATGACACTAATTTCCCAAAACAGTTCATTGGTGTTGATTTTCAAGTAGGGACTGCAACTGTTGACTATAGTGGTATTGATAACTCTGCTGGTAATCGTAGAACATTATCAATCGACAAATTGTTAAAAGCTCGCAGAATTCTTTCTGAAAATGAAGCAGATCAATATGATGAAGGTGGTAATCCCCTTTATTTTATTGTGTGTTCTGCGGCTCAGATAGAGGCTCTACTGCACTCAGTGACAATCCAAAGTGCGGATTATAATAATATTCGTGCATTGGTTGAGGGACAAACCAATTATTATGCTGGATTCCAGTTTATTAGGCACGAAGGTATGCCTACAACTGGTTCTAGTGATACGCTGACAGAGCAAGTGTTAGCATTTCATCCGCAAGGTTTGGCTTTTTGTTCTTGGGAAGAACCTATAACTGAAATTGAGCGACGTTCTGACAAATCGTTTGTTCCATATGCATATTTTGAAATGGATATTGGAGCAACTCGGGTTTGGGAAGAAATGGTCATTCAAATTGACTGTTTCGTAACAGCTTAACCCCAAACTATGAAAGGACAATATGGCTAACGTATATGCAGTAGATTATGCAAAACGATTTTCAACTGTTCCAGCAAAGCTAACTAATGTAGCTACGCAAGGCGGTAGGATGCGTGTTTTGTATGATACTTACACAGTAGTAACG